CGTTGCAGCAACCCAGGCAAGCCAGCTAAAATAATGGTCCGTGGCGCGCTTATGACACATGATAGCACGGGGCTTAAATCAACCGTGCCGTATGTATGCTATGTTACTGCGGCGTTTAAAGATGTGCCTATGGGCAACTTTAAGCACAATGACAACGCGGAATTTGAGCAAAACTATAACGCGTATTATATAAAATTGGAAGTTGACGGCGTGGAAAAATTACAGGTAGATGTTGCCGCCAATATCCTGAAAATAAACGGCGTTGACTTATTGGCTGATTTCAAATTAGCGATAGGGTAATAAATGTAAACACATAGCGGGGCGCGTTGTTTGCGTAATGCGCCTTTGCTATCGTGTCTTTCTTTCACGCTTCAACCATTATGCAAACATGGCAAGACAATTTAATTTACCTTCCGGCAAAGTCGCGGAAATTACCGATTTTAAGGGTATGCATGTGCGCGACGCGCACGGCGAATTAGCGGAAAAGGGCACGGATATTGGCGGGCTTTTATTCGTATTAATATCAAAGGTTGTTACGGTTGACGGAAAGCCTGTAACTTTTGATATGCTGGACGAAATGCCAGGCACGGACGTTGTATTTTTGCAAAATGAATTTTCCAGCGCAATAAAAACTTTAGACAAGACCAACGCGGCAACGCTGGCAGCTAACGAACGTAGATTGCCGTCCGGTCGCATTGCGAAGATAGAAGAGTTTTTAGGGAAGCATGTACGCGAAGCCCAGCGGCAAATTGCAGATATGCAAGGCGACCTAAAGGACAAGGGCGAAGAGGCGAATATGGGTACAATGCTATTTGTGTTAATGTCTATGTTGGTTACTATTGACGGGCAAAGTTTTGTTTACGAAGATATAAACGAAATGGACGGCATGGACGTTCTCGCGTTGGAGGGCGAATTTTCCGCCGCCAACTTTCGTTAACCCCCAGGCGTTCGTATTTATGGTGTCAAAGGGTTGGGACGTTTCTAAGTTAGAAAGTTTAACGGCAAAAGATTTTAAATATTGGTACATTGAAACGGCAAAGCTGCACAACTACATGAATAAAGCGGAATAATGGACAAGCTGTTAAAAATAGTGCTTATGCTCACTGCGGTAGACAATATGTCTACCGTTGTCGGTAATGCTCTTAAAAAAAGCACTACCGACATGGACCGTTTTAAAAAACAGTTCGGCAAAGGCGCGGTACAGTTTGAAGTTGGCAAGGAAATAGTTAACGGGTTGTCGCCTGCAATAAAAGCATATGCCAATTTAGAAGAGAGCGCGACGCGATTACAAACGTTAATGATGGACGCAAACGGAAACGTAGGCGACAGTTTCAAAGATGTAAACGCGCTGGCTATTGAATTAGGTAATCAATTGCCAGGCACTACGGCGGATTTTCAAAATCTGTTTTCCGTAATGATTAAAAACGGTCTTGACGCGCAAAATATTCTTTCCGGCACAGGAAAGGCGGCGGCTTACCTGGCAGTAAATTTAAAAATGCCTACGGATCAAATAGGCGAATTTGCGGCGCGCATGAAAATTGCGGCGGGTATTGCCGATAATGAAATGATGCCGTTTATGGACCAGCTTAACCGCTTCGACCAAATAGGTATTAAGGCGGACGAAATGGGTTATGCATTTCAACGGTCTGCGGGTACATTAAAATTGCTGGGCTTACAGGGTTTGGAATCGTCTAAGAAAATGGGCGTACTGTTTGCTGAATTGATCCGTAACACAGGATCGGGCGAACGTACAGGCACGGGCTTTACAACGCTTATGCAGGACATGTTAGACCCAAAGAAATACACGGCAATGAAAGAAGCCGCGGCGCGTGCTGGCATTACCGATTTCAAAATGTTTGATAAAGGTAAATTTTTAGGCGTTGATAATATGATAGAGCAATTTAATAAGTTGCAAAAATTATCAATGGGTACGCAGGCGGGTATTGCAAAGGCGTTGACTGGCGGCGGTAATGACGATCAGTTAATGTTAATGCTTATCAATGGCGGAACAAAAGCATACCAGGGATTGAACGCGGAAGCGCAAAAACACGCGTCGTTAAATACGCAGGTAACTAAACAGCTTACTACATTAAATCAAATATGGGAAGCGACAATAGGGACCGTAGAAAATATGTTAGCGGCTTTTGGTGCTGGGCTTGCACCGGAATTAAAAGCCATTGCGGGGCTATTTGGGACCGTCGCGGGCTGGGTGCAACAATTTCTATCTCATAACCCCGCATTCGCCAAATTTATAGGCATGACGGTTGCGGCAATTGGTATTTTCGTTATGGCGGTTGGCGTTATCAACATGGTAAAGGGTGCGTTTATGGCTTTGCGTTTAGTAATGCTGGCAAACCCATTTATTTTGATCGCGACAATTGCAATAGCGGTTATTGCGCTTATCTATGCGAATTGGGATAAGATAAGCGCGTTTTTTAAGCGTCTTTGGGAAAGTGTGAAAAGTATTTTTAAAGCCGCCTGGGAATGGGTAAAAAATATGTTCCTTAGTTATACCCCTTATGGGTTGGTTATAAAGCATTGGGATAAGATAAGCGCGTTTTTCTCTGAATTGTGGGAAAATGTAAAAAAAATATTTTTCTCAATGATAGAATGGCTTTTAGGTTTAGGGTCCCGTTTTGTTGAGGCTGGAAAAAATATTGTATTGAGTATTTGGAATGGTATTAAAGCAATGGCGCATTTGCCAGTTGAAGCGATAAAGGGTATTGTAAAAAAGATACGTGATTACCTGCCATTCAGTCCGGCTAAGACGGGCGCGCTAAAAGACATTCACAAAATACGGCTTATTGAAACTATTGCGGGCGGCATGAAAGCCGAACCGCTTTTGCGCGAAGTAGATAACATAACGCGGAAGTTGCGCGACGCTATGGGTTTCAATGTGGGCAACGTGCCAGGGTTTACCAGGACAAACAACGGGTTTGTCCCGTCTTTTGTTTTAGCTGGCGGCGGGACTGCCAACGCTGGCAATGTTTCCAGCGTTCAAAATAACAGCCGCGGCGGCAATGTAAATAACTTTCATTTTCATATTGACGGATCGGGCGGCGACACAAAAAATATTATCAAACAGCTTAGGCAATTTGCACCTGACTTATTGCGTCTTATAGATAAAGAGCGTGAACGCCAGGAACAAAATAAATTTTAATGTTAGCGCAGTTAGGAAATATAAAATTTGAAGGCTTAAAGACGTTTCAAAAGTTTGTTGAAACGTACAGCGTTATATTGGCGCAGCATGCGCATATCAATACGCGCCCTGGGCTTCAAATGGTTGGCGCGAACCTGGATTTAAAAAGTATAGATATACTTTTACATAATGCATTTTGCGACGTAGATGCTGAATTAGACGCGCTAAAAACGGCAATGTCCAACGGTGAAATATTGCCGTTGATCCTGGGCACTGGCGAAGTGCTGGGCGACTTTTCAATATCGGACATGACCGTAGATGTTTTGCAAAGCGCGCCAAACGGAAAACGGTTAATAGTAAATGTTTCGATAAACATTTTACAATTTTTCGACGCGGATATTGAATCTACAAAACAAAATTCCGCCGCGGATAATGGGTTAGCGGTCCAGGACGGAAACATTAAGCCAATAGATATTACGCCCCCTGTGCCTACAGACGGCGCGGGCGGTGTTGCTGTTGCGCTCACCAATGCGAAGGTGCAAACAGACGGCATTAATGTTAATATAAAAAATTCCGTGACGTTTTCGGACCAGGCGGATTATTGGTATAGTAAAATTTCCGACGCGCTAATAAAGGCGGACGGGTATTTATCACAGGCAACAGATTTATTAAATGATATTCAAACCGAAGTATCTAACTACCTGTCATTAGTGGCGGCAATAACCGACACGCGGGCTTTAATAGCTGCGTTTAGTGCTATTATGCCGCCTGGCAGTCTGTTAGACTTACAGACAGCTAACGCGGCGTTACAAGACAGTGCGGGTAATTTGCGCATAGCCTGCGGGGTTGTTAATGGTTTGGCAATATCACGAATGTTATAACATGGGATTTTTACCAATAACAACGAATGACGGCGACACATGGGCGGACTTAGCGCAACGCGCATACGGCGACGTTACTAAGATACCGGACCTTATGGCGGATAACCCGCACGTTCCAGCACGTCCGGTTATTAAAGGCGGGACAAAAATACTTTGCGAAGTAATCGCGCGCGAAGACACTGCAACAAATTTATCTAACCTTCCGCCCTGGAAAAAATAATAACCGCAATGCAGCTACGCAGGCTTTCAATATCTGTTTCTTACAACGATAAGGATATTACCGCGGACGTGTCTAACGATCTAATAGAGTTTACATATACGGATAAAGAACACGGCGCAGCAGATACCGTAAGCCTGGCGTTTAATGATAAAAAATTACGTTGGCAAAACGATTGGTTTCCCGACAAAGCGGCGCGTTTAAAAATATCTTTCGGTCTTGTTGGGCGTATAATGCCTGCGGGTACATTTCAGATAGATACATTTAATTTGTCCGGTCCGCCCGACGTTGCAAAAATAACAGGTATCGCCGCGGGTATAACAAAAGATGTACGGACAAAGAAAAATGTAACGCATGAAAACAAAACCTTAAAACAGATTGCGCAGACAGTAGCCGACGCGCACGGATTTACTATTTCCGGCGAAATTGCGGAAATAAATATTAAGCGCGAAAAACAGAATAAAGAAACTGATTTAGGTTTTTTAAAACGCCTGGCGGAAGAGTATGGGTATATATTCAGTCTTAGGGATAGCGTCATAACATTTTTTGATATTTTCGATTTAGAAGATATAGAGCCAGTTGTTACCCTGGACAAAACAGAGTGCGCCGCCTATGACTTCAACAATAAAATTACAGGGACATACGGAAAGGGGCGTATAAGGCACACAAAAAGCAATAGTAAATACGCAATTGAAGCCAACGCGGATTTAGGCGTATTATCAAACGGGCAACAAAGTAGTAGTGCCGACGCGTTAGAAATACATGCGCAGGTTGAAGACGAATTACAGGGCAAATTTAAGGTAAAAGCCGCGTTGCACAAACACAATAAAAGGCTTTCCGAATGTGAAATAGATACGGACGGCAACCCCTATTTAGTCGCTGGCAATAACGTGGAATTAACAGGATTTGGCGAAGTTTCCGGCACATACCATATAACAGAAAGCCGCCACAGGTCCAATAAGCAAGACGGTTATAATACCTCTTTTACAGCGCATAAAGTCCACATTCCGAAGGCTGGGACAAAACGCCCCAAAAAGACCGTTGCGAAGACTGTCGCGCCTACACGCGGCTATGTCCCCTTCTATGATTTTAACAGCCTTAACGGATAGTTGGATTTTAGGAAAATTTTCACTACAATAGACGTACATATGTTACGCTTTGGCATAATAACAGAAATAAAACCGGAAGAGGGCACAGCGCGCGTTAGATTTGACGACGACGGTACGGTAACTGCGCCATTACCTGTTTTATTTTTAGGGTCAAAAGGTACATTGCATTATTTCCCTTTTAAAATAGAAACGCCCGTAGCCGTACATATGGACGAAGGCGACAACGACGGTGTTATTTTGGGCGCAGTTTATACCAAAGAAGACCCGCCCGACGCGTCGGCTAATGACAAATCAATGTCTTTAATATTCGCAGACGGTACAAAAATAATTTACGATTGGGACGCTAAGACTTTGACGGTTGACGGCAACGCGGATTTGGTTATTAATGCGACTGCAAAAGAAGTGAATATAACCGCAGACGTAAAGATAACCGGAAAGCTGGAAGTAACGGACGCGGTTACACTTGACGATAAATTAGACGTAACAGGCAAAGGGACGTTTAGCGACGAAATACAGGCTACGGGTAAAATAGCAAGCGATTTGGAAGTTGAAGCCGGACCGCTGCCTATTAAATTGACATTACATAAACATTCAGGTGTACAACCTGGCGGCGGGGTGTCCGGCACACCTATACCATAATAGCATGGCGGATAGCGTTAAAAATTTAGAAACAAATAACTGGCAACCTTCGGCGACGAAGTACGGCGGTATTGTTGTAGACGCTAAAGATATAAAGCAGGCTATTTTTATTATTCTGTTTACCCGCCGCGGTAGTGATCCTATGCGCAAATTATTTGGTTGTGGTTACATGGATTATATAGACCAGCCAGTTAATACGGTTGTGCCTAATATGGTCAATGAAATTTACAATGCCATTAAGCTATATGAAAAGCGCGTTACCATAAAAAAAATAGCTGCGCGTATTGAAAATGCGCGGGTGTTTTTTGATTTAGAATTAATCCGCAACGCAGACGGCGCGTTAATTACATTTACATTTCCTGAAATAGAAATGACTGATATAAGCGGCGCAAATGGAGTTTGTGACGGCTTAACGTCTTCTTATTTCAACCCGACCCCTGGCGGTGTATGGTCCAGCGGAAGCCCAGGGGTAGCTACAATAAACGCGTCAACGGGTTTGCTAACTGCGATTATACCAGGCACAACGGTTATTACCTATACGGTTGGCGGGCGCATTGCCACAAAAACGGTTACGGTATATGCATTACCAGCGGTCGCCCCGATTACCGGAACGCTGGCAGTAGATACGGGCGACACGACTGCTTTAAGTAGCTCAACGCCTGGCGGCACATGGTCCAGTAGTGATACTGGCGTTGCGACCGTTGACCCTGTAACGGGTGTTGTGACTGGCATAGCTGGCGGCACGGCTACAATTAGCTATACGGTTATTAATGCGTCGGGTTGCAGTGACAGCGAAAGCGCGTTAGTTACCGTTACTGCGGCTGCGGCATTTGATATAATGATATATCCGCGCCTGCATTCTTTGGCGGCTGTTGCAACCAGCGGAACGCCGCCCGATGTTGCCGGAAAATGGTATTTCGACTTACGCGAATCTTTAGGCGAACCATTCCTAAATATTCCGCCGCTATATGCAACCTTCTTATCTACAAACAGAATACAAATACAACGCAGATTTGATTATTTGCACGTTACGGGTCTTAACAGGCAAATAATAAACCCTGCGGTCGGCACATTGCCGCCGTCAGGTAAATTTATAACCTACCAAGCCCCCAAAGGCTGGGTAGGTGGCGGGTTTAATAATGACGCGGTTTGTTATTTTCTTGACGGTCCTATTGTATATGAATGTACGGGCACGCCTGTATACGGCGCGGAAATAGAGCCATTAATAATATTGGACGGTACAAGTCAGTCGCCCAAAAGCGCGCACGGCTGGGCGGATATACTAACAGAATATGTAAGTACGTCGCTTGGCATTGTAAAATTAAGGCTTACGCGATCTCATATAAGCATGTCTACGGCGTTAGGGACGCACAATTTAGCTATGACATGGACGGGTGCGGCATTGGGTGGAACACCCGACCCGCTGGACCCAACCAACCCCGACAAGGTTATTATAAGTGTGGGCGTAGGTACGCCAGTTGTTACCTATGGTGTTACTACTCAATATTCCGATGTGGCGACGGGGCAAAACTACCCAGCAAGCCACAGCGCATTAATGATAAGGGTTAATTAAAACGAAAATGATAACATTACCACCACCGATATTTGTAGACACAGACCCCGCCGCTATCCTGGCGGCACTAAAGGCGGACTATGAAGCGCGCGCAGGTAAAGTATTAGAGCCAGGGCAAGCCGAACAAATTCTAATTGACCTATTCGCTTACAGGGAATCGGTTTTGAGGGGTGCGGTACAGGACGCGGGAAAGCAAAACTTATTAGCTTTTGCGCGCGCGCCTATGATAGATTACTTAGGCGAATTGCTGGGGGTGTTCCGCCTGGCGGCTGCGTCTGCGACTATTGACGTTGATTTTACATTAACGCCAGGGTCCGGCGCATTAGTAATACCGCAGGGGTTGCGCATTCGTTCAACTGACGGAAAGGCTGTATTTCTTTTAATCGCGCCTGTTACTGTTGCGCCTGGCGCGGTATCTGCGTCGGGTAAATTTATTGCGCAATTAGCTGGCACGTTCGCCAATGGGTATGCCATAGGTGCGGTATCTGTAATTATGGACCCGCAACCCTACTTAACCGCCGTAACCAATACGACGGCTTCCAATGGCGGTAGTGACCAGGAAAGCGACGACGAACTAAGGGAGCGTATACGTTTAGCACCGTCCAGCTTTTCAACAGCCGGACCAACGGGCGCATATAAATATTTTGCGCGCAGTGCGCACCCTTCAATAATTGACGTAGGGGTAGACATGCCAGTTGCGGGCACGGTAAATGTTTATCCGTTATCAACGTTAGGTATGCCAACGCCCGTACAGGTATTAGACGCAGTAGACGACGCATTAAGCGCGGAAACTGTACGCCCATTATCAGATACGGTAAATGTAATTTCACCTACGCCGCTGGATTACAGTATTGACGTTCAAATTGTGATATATGAAGCTGCGGACCAGCCAGCCGTTGAAGCGGCATTAAACACCGCGTTACAGGAATACGCAGACCAGCGCAGCAAACAATTAGGAATGGACATTATGTTATCGCAGCTTATACGCGTTGCGAATGACTTAGCAGATATTTACGATGTAATTATTGTTTCACCTGGCGCGGACGTTATTACGGGGTCGCCCAGCGTGGTAACGAATTGCACAGGCATAACAGTAACAACAACAGGGGTACACTAATGAGCAACGACCGTAATTTAACGCCTTCGTCCCTTTTAGCCCCGCATATGCGGGCTTTCGACGATTGTTTTAGTTTGCGTATGGACACGTTCAAACTGGACCGTATATTA